CGTTTCTGTTACATCCATTTCATAGAATCGTGTTTCATCATCTTGGTTACGATGCAACATTTCGTATGCCCTTCCGTATATAGACTGATTCAACGCTATCTCCGCGTTATGGTCATCTGCATCATTTAGGACGTTTAAGTCTCTTATGTTCTCCGTAACTTCTATATCATCATCTGTACCATCACCGTAATTAGTCTTAATCGGTATGCCTGTCATGTAACCTTTAATAAAATCTGATATATATTCAGCAAAGCTATGCGTTGATCTGTGGTCTGCAAGATGTTCCTCTTTCCTGCGATTGCCAGATAACATTGTAACGTTATTGCCTAAGTAGTAATCTTGCAATACATTCAATCGCTTTACTTGCTTCTCTTGATGGTGTTTTATGAAATCTAATAGTATGCCACTGTTCTTCGCCAACTCTTCCGCATCGTCATATAAATAATGGATATTTGCCTGCTTCGAGAATCTGACCTTGCTTATTCTTGATGTTGTATCTATCCCGTGTTCAAACTCATTCACTTTCTGCAACTTATAACCTCCTTTACAAGCCTAGTTTTCCTAATGCCTTAGCCTTGCTTGCTTTGTTACCTCTACTTGGCGTGGCATCACCTAATATTGCGTACCTTATAGAGTCCAGCACATCGTCGAACTCTTGTTTAGGCTCATCCTTCGTTTTATGCCATATATACTTATAAATCTCTTGCCTAAACCGAGGGCAGTCATCATACACAATGTAAAAACTATTGCTTTTCATTAATTTAGCTACTGATTCAATGCCTAACATTACTTTCTTGTTTGCATTTCTAGCATAAAGCTTCTCTTTTTTGAATCTATAAATGTATTCCGGTCTTGCTGTATCACAATAGAAAGGGATGTCTCCATACCTGGATTTAATATCTTTTGCAATTAACACCCAATCGTCTATATCTGTATGTTGTTTAGCGTGTTCTTCTATGATGTAATACTTACCATCCTTAACGCCAATCACAATAATAGAGCCATAGTGTTCAAATCCCCAGTCTACGCCGGCTATATATCTATCAAAGTTAATTTTCTCTGCTTTCTTCCGTGATATTGAGTGCTTTGACTTATCGAAGTCTTTATAAACTACACCATCACCACTTACCCATTTCTGGATTGTTATCGTAAAGGCTCTTTATCCTCTACTTCTAGGAGTTTCCCCGCATTACGGTATGTCATTTCATACCTAGTTCGGACTATCTCACCACCTACAACCGAATTGTTTAGGCGTCGGATTTCTTGGATATTTCGTCTCCAATAAAAAAAGAGACTACTTTATCTAGTCTCTGGACCTTACAACTGTCGCCAGTTGCATTGGTAACGGATTGGCTTACTTGAGTTTTATACGAACTTAAACGTATATCCTTTGCATGTTTTAGCTTTCCCTAAACACACCTTGTTAATGTTACTTCTCATTTCAAGGTCTCCCATTTCTTCGGCACACTGCTTTATGCTATCGTAAACTTTGTTTGTCTCTATGCATAAAACCCTTTTACCCCGAGACTTTCTTAACTTCAGTTTAGTTTCTTCAGTGTGTGACTTACCGTAAAATGGATTATCCTTACCGACAAATCTGCCTTTCATGAATTGTCTGTTTAACTCTCTTGTACTTTCAGATACGCGCTTTCCTTTGTGGGCTTTACCTATTTTTCTTTTTGTTTCTTCGCTGTGTTTTCTTCCTAACATGTGCTTGTTACCCATCATTTTCTTACTTCTCTTTGCAATCGTTTCTTTTGATGGCATCTGCATTACTGTTCCGTCTGCTCCCGTGCTCATGTTATAACCACTTTTGAAGCAATCATACTTTTCGATGTAATCCACCTCTATACTAAGTGCATAATCTCTACTTTTGGCATCAAATGACTTAATAACTTCAATTTCAAAGTTATCTTCTTTGTGCTTGTTCCAAGCGTTTTGCAACTTAGCATTACTGTGCTTGTTATTCCTTAGCGCCCACAAGTGCGCACGTCTTCTGTTGTACATATCCCCTGTTATGCCTATATACCTCTTATCATTAACTTTGTTAGTAATAGAATATATTTTAAGTTTCATTAACCCACACTCCCTGTATGCATCATAGCACAAAGGAGTGTTTTTCTCAAGCTTAGCTTTCCCGTTTTAACCCGATTTGCTAACCGCAATTTCTTACAGTAGGGGCAAATGGTTTACCCTCAATGTTACGCTCGTAAAACATTCCCGATGGAGTGGTGTTTTTCATATTGTTTCGGTATCTATCGGACAAGAATGTATTATCATCCAAATGAAACGAATACGATATAATACTTTCGTCATCGTTCTGTATATAATCTTTCAATAACCAATGTTCTGGATGGTCCGGGTTAGTATCAACTAATATTCTTGCACCCTCACCACTACAACGTGAGCGAATCTCGTCAAACACTTCTTCGTTAGCAAGTGATGCCTCGTTTACATATGCACCAAAACTAGTCATACCTCGTATCTTTTCCAAGTGTGCGATAGTAGAATGTCCGACCTGAACACAGTAAACACCAAACAAAGTAAAGTTATTAAACTTATCAAAGTTAAACTCTATGCCATATTTGTTGTAAATCTCGTTTAATACGTTGTTTTGTATCGTTCCCAGCGTTGCGCCAGAGACAATATACATTGGTTTTTCTATGCTTAGTTTATCGGCATTGCGCTTAACTCTCATCAACTCGCGCAAGAAAAGATCATTATTCAATATCGTTTTACCTGTACGCTTCGCGCCATGATTAATAAGCATAAAAAAATCATCGCTAATGCAACGATGATAAATGTCTTGCTGTTTCTTCGTATAAATGGCATCTAGTTTAGTCATCAAATGCACCATCTAACTTATCGAAGTATTCTTTCAGTTTGTCTTCTGTACTTGATTCTGTTTCTAGTTCTTTTTCCAACTTCTTAATTTCTTGTTCCAACTTCATATTTTGCAGCCGGTTTCTTTCAACGACAGAAGTAATGGAGGTTATAAACTTAGCTGCATCTGTTTTGTCTCTAATTTTAGGTTTCAACCTTACAATTTCGACGTCTTCTGTGTCTCCCGTTTTGACCACATGAGAGACTTCTTCTGTCTCTTGCTCATGTAACACCCTTAAAGCGTAATTTAACGCCTGGCGCTGCCTTATTTCAACGTCAAAGTCATGGCCTTTCAGTTGATTGTCTATATAAGCCAAGATATTAGGTTTAGTTAAGTTCTCACTTGCTATCACACTGGCTGTTCTTTCGCTATATCCAGCGCTTATCGCCGACTGTCTGGCGTTCCCTGTCTCGATGTAATTGTCTGCAAATCTCTTTTGTTTTACCGTTAGTTTTTTCATATCACATTTGCACCTACCACCTCTTTTATAATTCAACGTAAAAAAAAGACACCCAAATTATTGAGCGTCTGTTAATTTATTATTTTATGTCCACACTGACATCTGTACTGCTAGCATCCATGAAATCTTCATCTAATACTTTTAATTTTAATTCTAGATTTTCATTCAGTTCTGGAAGATCGTCATCCAACGCCATTATTGATAATTCGGCATTTGACTTCTTCCCACCAGCCACAGTCTCACTAAAGAACACCATGTCATCAACCATGACACCATCTATAGAAACCTCATGTGCTTGTACCTCTATAGTTTCATCACTCTTATTCTCTATTTCCAACTTAACGCTATGCTCGTCACCGTAAATGTCATCTTCTTTCGTCTCAATTCCTTTTAGTTCTACTTTTGCAGTGTCGTCGTCTAGCAGGACCTCGCTATAGTCATTCGCTTCACTTTCTTCGGCATTTTCGGATTCGGATTCTTCTGCACTTTCCTCTTCTTTAGCTTCGTCGCCAGACTCTACTGAACTAACTTCTTTCTCTTCCGAACTTCCATCATCACATGCTGATAGGCCTATAATGACAAATAAAGACATTAATAATATAGTTACTTTCTTCATGAATGAAACAACCCCCTAAGTAATAATACCTATATTATATAGGAGTTGGTAAAATATTGCAAATGTATTGCACATGTGAGACAACCTCATTTAAGGTTGATGTGTCAATGTTTTACCTTTAT